ACGTATAGGTCCCTCCGTGGGAAAGACTGTGATTGACACAAGTCATTTACCACAGGGACCTTGCGTTCACCAATACCACTTTCCCCGCAACTCGTCGGACTTGGAACTACTGAGACCCGTTCGACGTAGGCGGCGATCGGTTTTTTGACCAGCACCTTGGCTGCGGCGTCCTCCTCGTCGGCGTAGCGGACCCAGAGGTATTCCCAGCCCTTCTTGTCGATGCCCACAATGTCGCCCACCGCCAGGTCGGTCACATTCGGGCTGGCGGCAAAGCGGAAGGTGATCTCCCAATCGTCCTCGCCCCGTTTCGAGCCCGAGGCGCCCAGGAAGAGCACCTCTCCGGCGGCGAAACCCCGAAACGCAGCGCCGTTGACCTTGCCGGTCAAAAAGAAGAGCGTGGCCTTGTAGGCGTCGGTGACCAGGGCCGTGGCCACATAGTGGGTTTCGGAGAAGTTGTACACCGGCACCGTGATGTCGACGCCCTCGACGTTGTCGTGCGTCACACCGATGGCACCCTTGAACTCCGGCGGGACCTTGCCCGGCGGGGCATACTTGCCGACCGTCTCCAGGCTCTGCGTGATGTGTTGCGTACCGCCGCCGGTGTCGAACTGGTAAGTGGAATCGCCGGTCTCGGGCGGCTCCTTCATGCCGTAGCGGACGCTGCCCTCCCAGACCTCCTCGGCCGTTCGCTCAATGTGCAGCGACTGCCGCACCAGGCCGTCGTAGAGCACCGGCGCGGCCGACGCCAACGCCGCCTTGGCCGTCAGGTCGTCGTCCGTGCCGCGGACAATATAGACCAGGTCGATCGACGGGCTTTCGCCCTCGGTCGTCTCGCGGCTTTCCCATTTCTCGTGGACGGTAACGGCCATGGCTTATGCGAACACGAGCCCTCCGTGCTGGGCTTCCTGGAGCAGGCGCTTCGTATTGCGGGCCGTGTCTTCCGAGGCTTTGGCGACCCGCTGCATCGGCCCGCCGGCGGCCAACCCCCGCACGGCCATGGCATTGAACGTGCCTCGCACACTCACGGCCCGCCGGCCCAACTCCTCGAAGTCAAGCCCTTCGAGATCCTTGATTCCCTCCAGCGGGCCTGGGGCCGCCTCCTCGGCGACTTCGGCCCGTTTGCGTGCCGCCTCGTCCAGGGCCGCTTGCCACTGTTGCCGGGCCTGCTGGACGGCCTCTTCGGCGGCCTTCAGGTCGGCCTGATACTGCTTTTGCCGGGCCGCATGCCGGGCGTTCTTCTCGCGGTCCAACTCGGCCAGTATGCCTTGCTCCTCCTCGTCGATGGCAGCACGTCTGGCCTGCCGGTTGCTTTCGATTTGACGGAGTTGTTCCTGTGTGGCCCGCTGACGGTTGCGCCGCTCGCGCTGGTAGTCCTCCTCCAGGATTCGCTTGGTCGCCGCCACGTCGACCGACTCGTCGAACATGCCCCAGAGTTCGACCAGCCGCTTGGAGAGCCAGTTCTGCGTGGTATTCCAGACGCTGACCACGGTGTCGGTGAACTTGGTCCATGCCTTGGAGAGGAAGGCCACCGTCTCGACCCACGCGGCTTGCAGGCCCGCCCAGGCCCGGGTGAGAATCCGGGCCGTGCCGTAAACCGCCTCGGTCCACACGGCCATGAAGACCTCTTTGAAGCCGATCCACTTTTCCTTGAGCCAGGCAATGCCCTTGAGCCACTCCATCTTGAGCGTCAGCCACAGAATCCGAGCGGCCAGTCCGATATCGCCGGCGGCCAGGGCGTCGGAGATGCCCCGCCAGGCGGCCAGGGCCGTCTCTTTGAGCGACAGGAATTGCCGGCCCAGCCAAGCAAGGACCTTCCCGCCGGCGCCGGAGACGTAGAGCAGATATCCGCCCAGCGAGACCACAGCGGCAATGACCAGGCCCAACGGAGAAAGGATTGCGCCCAGGACCGTGGCAATCGCGCCCAGGGCGGTTCCCGCGGCCGAGACGATGCCGGCCAAGGCCCCGAAGACTGTCCCCAATCCCCACAAGATGGTCCCGAAGGCCATCAGGGCGGCGCCGGCTATCATCACGGCGGCCGCCATTTTCATTACGGCGACAATGAGCCGGCCGTTGCGTTTGATCCAGTCGATCAGCGGGCGAACCGTCTTGGTGATCCGCTCGGCCAGTTTCGTAAGACTGGGGGCCAATGCCCCGCCGATCCGGATGGTGGCCATCTTCAGAACGCTGGTAAGCCGCGTCCATGCGTCCGTGAGTTGCGCGGCCGCCGTGGCGTCCTCGCTGCTCATCACAATCCCGAGCTTTCGGGCTTCTTCCATTACGGCCATCAGGCCGTCCGAGCCGTCCTTGAGCATGGGCAACAGTTGCGTGCCGGCCCGGCCGAAGATCACCGTGGCCAAGGCCGCTTTCTTCGTGTTGTTCTCCATGCGCGAGAGTGCGGCCGCTGCTTCCATGAACAACTGCTCGGTGTTCTTCAGCTGCCCGTCCGCCCCACGTACCTCGATGCCCAGGTCCTGGAAGGCTTCGGTGGCCGTACTCAGTCCCCGGGCCGCGTGGTAGGCCGTCCGCTGCATCCGCCGAATACCCACTTCCATGGCCGAGATGTCGGTGCCGCCGATCCGGGCGGCGTGACTGAGGGCCGAGAGGAACTCGACCGAGGCCCCAACCCGGCTGGACATCTTGTCCAGGGCGTCGCCGGCCGACATGAATTGCTTGACCGACGCCAAGAGGGGCGCAAGCACGCCTGCGCCGATGGCAAAGATCTTGGTGCCCATGGCCGTGACGCTGGCGCCCCACGCCTTCAGACGTTTGGAGGCCGCCTTCAGGCCGCGCACCAGCCGGCGGTCGTTGGCGAACAGCTCAACGAAGGCGCGTCCGGCTCGAATTCCCTGAGAAGCGGCCACAGCTTACGAATGCTCCAGAATTTTTATGGCAACATAAGTCGTTTCACGGCAATGGTTTAGGCGTTGTCATGCTAACCAATGCCGTTTTTATTCCTATTTAGGCATTGACTATGGCATCGTTTGGCGTTAGGATACAAGCATTGAATCACCCTTTCACTCACCAAAGGAGGCTAAGAATGTCAAACGAAGAGCTTATCTCTGTCATGGTCCCGAAGAAGCATCTGACCAAGGTGTATGGGTACATCGCGCAGCTTGAGCGAGGCGAGCCCGCCCAGACTCAGGGCGAGGGCGAACAGGGGCCAGCAGGGGCGAGGGCATCGGACGAATGGACGCCCTCCCGGATCCGAAAGATGGTGCAGCAGTCGCCTCCGGCGATGCGGGACATCCTCCGGGCCTTGGCTGAGCATGCGGGCCAGTGGATGACGACGGAGGAGCTTGCCGGCGCCATCCAGAACAACGCAGACGCTGACTGGAAGACGGTCGCCGGGACGCTGGGAGCTTTTGGCAGACGTGTCCGCAATCGCTACGGGCTAGAGACGCTGCCGTTCGACCGTCGGCACGACCATGAAGCCCGCGGGAAAGTTCACCGCATGTCTTCCGAGATTGCCGCGCAGGTCTTGCAGGCATTGGCAAACGGTAACGGGAGTTGACACCCAGAGATTCCAGGTAAACACCAAACATCGGTTTCGATCTCACGAGTTACACTGCTGATCCACGAACACCTGTTTGAGGATCGAAAGGTCTTTGATCTTGGGCGTCTCCGGGGGCCGCTCGGCCATGGGATGGAACTCGGCCGGTCGCATGGCCCGGCGCTTGCTGTCCCGGTGGGCGTTGTAGAGCATGGCCAGAAGCTGCGAGGTATGGTTCCATGCCTCGCGCTTGCGGCCCTCGGCCATCCACAACAGCTCACGGAGCGTCAGCCCTCCGGGTTCGACCCCGACGATGCCGGCAAGCTGCCAAATGAGTCGCCAACAGCGCTCAGGGCCGCCTCGATCTCCCGGCTCAGTTCCGGGCCGTCCAGCTTCGCCCGGATTAGTCCCTTGGCCCGCTCGGCCAGTTGGTCGAACTTCGCCAGGGCCGCCTTGAGGTTCTCGCGGTCCTTCGGGTGGGGGAAAAAATCCACGAGGTCCTCCAAGAGGGCCCGTTTGGCCTCGGCGATCACGTCTCCGGCCATCGCCCGAGCAAACTCCTCGTCGGAAATCTCTTCGGCGTCGGCCTGCGGCTTGCAGACGCAATAGACCACGTCGCAGAGCAGGATGGGATCGATCAGCAGCCGTTCGAGGATCTGCTTCACGTCCAGCAGGTCCTCTCCCAGCAGGTCGCGGACCCGTTTGACCGCATCCACGTTGACGGCCACCGTCCAGCTCCGCCCGGCGTTGTCCTTGAAGGTTCTCATGCCGTTTTTTCTCTCCTGTTACGCTACCGTCATCCACTCGGGCACATGTTCCGCGAACGTGGGTTTCGCCGTAACGCTCACGGTCAACGCTTCTTCGAGCGGCTCGTTGCGGCTGAATTTGGTAATGGCAAAGGTAGCCCGCAACCCCTGCGTGCCGCTGGACCCGATGTCACCGTCCATCACCGCCATTTCGATCGGCGCGGCCTGGAAATAGGCCTGCTGAATGGCCGTGAAGTTGGCGTCGTCGGTGTCCCACACCATGTCGAACTCGATCGAGCCGTCTTTGAGCGCGGCCACCGTGGCCCGCCAGCCGTTGTTGCCCCGGGTGGTGACATCCGCTTCGCCCGCTTCGAGGTTGAGCGTCAAGTCCTTGACGTTCTGTATCTCGACCCAGGCAGGCGTGTCGTAGGTTCCGCTGTTGCGAAACAGTTTCGCCTCCATGCCGAGCTTGATACTCATGGTCGTGTTCTCCTCTTACCGAACCGAATCCCGCCACATGGCGGACAGCGTGGGTTTCTCCTTTTCAAAGGCCGGGCCCATGAATGGGCGTGGCCGGATGGTCACTGTTCTCGCCTGACGCCTGCGGCGGCGTGTGCCCGTTGCCACGCGCGACCGCCCGCCGTGTTCCAAGGCGGCCGGTGCGTCGCCCAGCTTCTGGTTGAGCCGTACCGGGCCGATCACTACCGCACGCCGGTTGGGCTCGTAGGCAAAGAAGATGAACCGCTTCAACAGCCCCGTGTGACTGCTGGGCGGTTGGCTGGGTTCGGACGTCGCCTTGCGTCGGCGGATACTCGACCTCGCCCCCCGGCGCACAAAGGCCCCGAATCGCGACAGGACCCTGCGTTCGGCCCGGCTCGTGGCGGCCAGCACCTTGGCCGAGTCGAAAAACAGCCCCTTTACGTTGTCGATCCCGTAGCCGATCATCGCATCACGCGGAAGGTGAAGGTCAAGACGCTGGTAAACTGCCGCATCTCGCGCAAGTGCTCCGGCGAGTAGATGGCCTGGTGCTCGGTTTTCAACCACACCGCATTGGGAACCCCTTCCAGGCGTTTGAACCGGAAATGGTCGGCGATCTGGTCGACCAGGTCCATCAGGGTGTCGATCTCCGCGTTGTCGGCTGCGGAGAGCTTCTTCTGCACGGCCACGTCGATGGTGTAGTCGTGCTGGTTGTGGGCCCGGCCGCCGGGCAGAATCTGCACGCCCCGGGGGACCACGGTTACGTGCAGGTCCTCCATTTCCGCAAGCTCGAACTGCGGTGAATACAGCCGCTGGGCCTCAATCGGCTGGCCGAAGCTCCCGGCATTGAGCATCTCCACCACCGCCTCGGCGATGTCCGTGATCACGGCCATGTCATCCTCCAGGCGTCACCAATGGGGTGAACGGTCAGGCTGTACCGGCAGGCGGTCGCAAGCAGAGCCAAGAAGCCGGCCACAACCAGGATCAGCCAATGCCGCCAGGCCGCTGTCTGCCGTGGGGGGCGTCTCATGGCGATCCTTACGTCCCGACGTGTTTGGTGTGGACCCGAAGCGTCTTGCGGTACGGGTCGCTGTAGCGCCACGGGGGCTCGTCCGCCGGTGCCATCACCTCGTAGACGAAGGTCTGGTTTGCGTCCGTCTCCCGAATCCGGTCCCCGGCCTGCGGCAGCGTCTGGGAGCCGTCCAGCACCAAGTCGGCTGCGGGGATGAGGTAATCCCGCGATGCAACATGCTCCAGCACGCCGTGGCCGTTGTCGACCTCGAACTCCGTCCGGCCGATCGTGGCATCTATCTCCGCGGTCGATGTGTCCCGCTGGTAAGTGACCTTGCGCGAAAGGTGCTTGTTGCGCTGGTCCTCGAGCCAGTCGGACGCCGTTTGGAGCAGGTCGGTCACGTTTCACGCCCTCACTGGCTCAGGCGGACCAGCACGGTCGCGTCGTTGTCGCCGGCCGCGGCAGTCGTCTTGCCCAACAACTTGTTGGCGCCTGCCTCGCTGTCGGTCTTGGCCACCTTCTCGGCTTCGTCCCAGTAGACGCTCTCACCGGCGGCGATCGCCGAGCCGGCACCGGTGGCCTTGGGAAAATCGAACACACCGGCGACCCGCAACGCCCCCAGGGCATTGGCCGCGATGTCGAGCACGGCCACACCCACCAGGTCGTTCTGCACAACCACATCGCCGGCCGCCACGGCCGCCGCCGGCGTGTAGTCGATCGAGTCGCCCTCTTGCCGATATACCGCAGTTGCCATTGTTCAATCCTTTCTGTCTGGATGGTTTATCGATCACACTCCGGCGCACTTCACCGCGGCCCGGAAGTCCTGCATGGCCACTCCGAAGTCGAAATACCCCCGCCACTGCATGCCGAGGTTGTTGAAGTCCGTCTCGCCCGATTCGATCGTGGGTGCCCGCTTGCCCTGGAGGTAGGCGATCTCCACGGCCGTCACGTCCTCGGGGTTGGCCAGCAGGTACCAGGCCGTGGCACTGCCCCCGGCCAACCCCTGGGCATTCAGGTACGGCGAGGCCAGCGGAATCCACTTACCGGCGTGTGGGTTGTTGGCCGGCTTGGGTCTGCCCGTGTCCGTGGTTTCGTTGACCCGGGTTTCGGTCATCAGTTGTTGGGCGGTGACCTTCAGCCCGGTAGGCACCAGCAGGATGGCCGGCACCAACAGGATCGGCTTGCCATCGGCATCTACCTGGTTGGCAAACGTCTCCTCTGCCTTGGTCAACCCCGCGATCGACAGCGCCGTGTCCGCCCCGGTCAGCAGGTTGTCGTGGTCGGCGTGGAAGAAATTGTCAGGGTTGGACAACAGCAGCTCGAAGACCGCCTCTTCGCGCTTCAAGGCCGACATCCGGCCGATGATCCGGGGAATCTGCAGAAACGCCCCCAGGTCGTCGTTGATGATCATCTGGCGCGTCAGGGCGATGATCCGTCCGTAGGTGTCGATCTTGTTCTTGTACGACTCTTCGGTGAGCGTGGCGTGCTTGAGTTCTCCGTCCGGCCCCACCTTTTCGAACACACCCACGCCGGTCATGCGATAGCGGGTGACCTCCTTGAAGTCGCTCACGTCGGTCTGGGCGGCGATCCGCACGGCGACCGATTCGACCGCGTTATAGGCGGCCAGCATCGTCTTGTTGGCCACGTTGGAGAGGATGCCCGAGAGGCTGATCGTCGAGAATCCGCCCGAGGCCCGAAGCTGCCGGTCGGAGTCGAAGGCCGCACGGATCAGCTCCTTGTCGACCCGACCGGGCCGAACGTAGCCGCCGGATGCCCGGATGGTCTCGTACACCAGCGTGTGCAGCCCGGCGCGGCGGTACTCGCGACGAGCGGCCTCCAGCGTCCGCTCGTCGTAGAGCTTGGAGAGCTGCTGGTCGCTCAGCCCGGCCGAGCAGCACAGGGCCGCCTCAATGCTGCGGGCCGACCGCCCGCTGCCGTCGTCGCTGTGGATTGCCGGCCCCTGGGGGCGCGACGCCCGGAGGACCTCCAGTTCGGCGCGCGCGGCGTCCCAGCCTTCCTTGATCGCCCGGGCCTCGATTTCCCCGTGGCCGACGCAGATCTTTCGGATCGCATTGACCCGCTCGCTCTCCGCGGCCAACTCGGCGTGAAGGCTGGCCACGGCATCCGAGACCTCGGGGGCCGCGGCGGCCGTGACGCTGTGCTTCTGGCCAGTCCGTTCGGCCGCTTCATAGAGGGCCCGAAGGCTGTCCGACTGCTTCTCGCTCAGCGCATCGGCATCGAATCCTTGGGCCTCCAACCACTGCTGAAAGTCCATCGGCTCATTCTCCTTTCCGTTGGCGGCGTTGGCCGAGATTTTGGCACTGGTGTCGTCATCCGCACCCAGCACCACGAAACTGATCTCTCCCAGCACGGCCCGCCGGGCGATGTTCGCCGGGCCTGGGAACTCCCGGCCGTTGACCTCGGCGGTCTTCCCCTCGGGCACAAACTCGACGTCCACCGCCCGGGCCCCGATCGAGGCCCGCCAGGCAAACCCCTTGTCGCTGAGGGCGACCACCTGCCGGACCTTGGGTGAGTCGCCTATGACCTGCCCGGCCACGAGCAGGCGGTTATTCTGGACGGTGACGCTGTCCGTTTGGCCCATCACGAAGTCCACGTCGCGAGTGTGCTCCAGCAAGATGGGCCGCCTTTGACGCCCCACCTCCAGGCCAGCAAGGTCGACGACAACCGGGTATCGCCAGCCGGCCAGGACCATCGCCCCGCCCGTGTAGGCAACCATGCTGAATCGCCGCGGGCGCGATGGCTCGGCCTCGGGAGACGCCGTCTCGAGTTCCACGGCCTGGGCAACGAGGTCGAACTTCCCGCCGTCAGGCAGCGGCGGATTGCTGCGTTTCGGTTTCGTCATCGTCCTGCTCCTCTTCGGTATCCGGTGGCTGCGTTGGGGCCGCCGTCAGGCCAAGCTCCTTCATCAAGGCCACCTCCTTGGCCCGCTGGCGTAGTTGTGTTTCCCAGTCCAGCCCGCGACGCGCGTACTCGTCGGCTAGAGTGGTCGTGTGACTCGTCAATCGCGTGGCCTGGGCCGCGGCTTCCTTCTGGGGATCGACGTGCTCGTGGCCGTCCCAGAACCATTGGTGCGGCCAATAGGCGATGGGCCCGATGCCCGCCGGCAGCAGACCGGGGATCAGTGCCGCCTCGTCGAACCAGGCGGCGAGAATGCGGTCGAGCACAACCCGCTCGATATGGGACTGCTCGACCCGGATGCTCTTGAAATAGGTCTGGTGGTCCAACCGCCCAGAGGCGTAGTTGTAGCCCGAGGAGTTGCCCGCCGCGACGTTGTACAGCATGTTCAAACACCGTGCGATCTCGTTGAGGATCTCGCGTTTGAACTCGCCATAGGTGCCGGCGGGCTGCTCGGCCTGGAGCTGCGACATCTTCCAGCCGCCCGGCATGGTCAGCAGTGTGTTGCGGTCAAGCTCGATCGGGTCCAGCGGCTCCACGTCGGCGGACTCGCCGCCCGCCGGGGCGTCGGTATAAAGGATGCCGGCGAAGTAGGCCGCCGCCTTGGCCGCATCCAGCGTGGCCAACGAGTAATCACGCAGCATGGCAAAAAGCGGCAGCGCCGGCGTGATTTCGGGGATGCCGCGGTGCTGGCCGGGCCGGTCGGCGCGAAACAGGTGGATCATCGACTCGGCCGGGATGCGGTCGTAGTCCCACGAGAGACTCATCTTCTCGGAGCCGGGATGGTTCTTGAGCACGTGATACTCGAGGGGGTTGCCAGCCCGATCGAACACGATCCCATCCACCGCGTTCTCGGCCAGTGGGTTCAAATCGGGCGTGGTGACCTGATCTGCTTCCACCAGCCGGAGGTCGAGCTTCGCCGCGGTGGGCAGCCGATCGTTGCTGGCAAGAATGGCGAAGGCCTCGCCCGACTCGGCCTGACTGATACGCATAGTCCTCAGCTTCTCAGCCAGCCCGACGGCCTTCGCCCACGCAGCGAATTCCCGTTCGATCCGGCTGTTGGCCTCTGGATCGTCCGTGAGCATCTGGAGCCTGGGGCCCGTGCCGATCACGTCGTTGGCCAGGGTCAAGACGATGCCCCGGGCGTAGCTGTTGTTGGCGACCTCGTATCGGGCCCGGTTTCGCAGGATGCGGCGGACCTCGGCGCTGGCCGCGGCGTCGGCCGAGAGCCCGTCGGCCCCGGCCCAGTGACGGCGGTTGTGGTCGCTGGTCACCGCAGCATCGAACCGGCCACGGAGCAGGCCCAGCACCCGGTCGGTAAGCCGGACGGGCTTGCGCCTGCCGATAATGTTCTTGACCCACTTGATCACGTTACGCCGCTCCCGGAGGGACGATTCTGGTTATCCGCAGGCCGAGCGTCCTGGAGCGGGCGGCCTCCTTGGCGCTCAGGTAACGATCCGCCTCGATCTGGTCGCGGAGGTTGTGCTGCTTCATGCCGCCCGAATCGCCGTGGGCCTCCGCCGGCCCCTGGGCGTTGTCGCGGATCGTGTTTTCCAAGTCGTCGGACATCGTCCGGCTCCATGGGTCTCGAAGCTTGGTGCGTGGGGCCTGGGGGCGAGGCTGCATCCCCAACTCCCAAGCCCCACGCTTCTGCCGCCGGGCGAGCGCATGCAAAAAGGCCGCGCGGGTGTGCGGCCCCGCACGGCCTTTGGTTTGCTTCGCTGGCTTCACCGGCGGTGATCAGCCGCCGATGCCGCCCGGTCTGGTTCTCTACCCTAAAGTATACGCATCTCTCGCTCTAATCGAAGAGCGTTTCCGGCCCCTGTGAGAAATCGTTACGCATGTAGACACGGCTTCATCAAGCTGCATCATTCTGCACCGTGCGGCTTCCACCACCAGATGCAAAATGTTTGTCGAAGGCTAAGCACGCTACTTCGATTGCCATGGGCCCGGCGCTGGCCAATAAGGCAGTGCAACGCGTTCGATTGTGGACTGCTGACGCCACTGTCGCAGCGCAGCCAGACCGATGCTGCAACGTCTTTGATTTGCCGACGGCTCATAGGATAGCTTCCAGGTAGGGACGCATGACCTGCTTGACCCGGCAGATTTCGGCAAAACGTGTAAGGGCCTCGATGTTCACTCGCCGCTGCTGCCGGTAAACACGGAGTGCCTCCAGCGCCGTGTCCAGGCCGATCTTATTGCGGTACTTGAAGCAATCGGCAAGGGTCTTTTCCCGGCTGTAAACCCGCACCGGGACGCGGTCCACACGGTGCGTTTCAATTCCCTCTGAGAACGCCTTCCCCGTGAACCAGAAGACTCGAATGGGCGGGTGATCAACCCGAGGCGCTTCGGAACCGCGGCGGATCGCCAGATGGACCTCGTGGGGAATCTGGGTAGTCAGCTCGTGGTAGGCCAGGGCGGAGATCAGGCAGATCACCGCATCGGGCACCTTCAGCGCGACCGTGACAAGGTCGGGATTGCCTAGCGGCAGGGCGGTGGTGAGGCGATATAGTCCTCGGCTCAGCCGCTCCAGGGTGCCAGCATTCCGCATTGCGTAGAGGGTCCGAGGGTGGATGCCGGCCTTTATCGCCTCCATGGTCCGCATTACCCCACCACTGTTGCGAAAGATCTCTTCGGCGCGGCGGATGCTGCTTTCGGCGTTAGTATTAGGTGGTTTGGGCATGGATAAATATACCTGCAAATCTCGACAAGTGCTGGTAATTCTATCCACGCTGGCATAGTCACGTCAAGGCCCAGAGAGGACGGAACTAATTTGGCAGCTTGGTGTTACGGTGCCCCAGTGGCAAATCGGCCGGCTATTGCCCTCCGATGGCCTTCTCCCACGTGGTTATCCGCCGACCGCAGTGGCGACATTCCCGCCGACGGACGAGGCAACCCCCTCTGTAGGGCCGTGCGTAGATCACCCGGAAATGCTTGCAGCCGCAGTTGCGGCACTCCAGGCCGCGTTGCTCGCCCGACGGATGTTTTGGCGAATCGCTGCCCATCTATCCCCTGCTCCGTTGCAGCTCGGAAAGTCTGATTCGCGGGCGCGCTGCCCGCGGTTTCTCGTCGGTCCCTGGCAAGACCGCGCCTTGCATGGAAGCAGCCACGGCGCAGCCCACCAAGCAGTCGAACCAGTGGTTGTCCGGCTTCTCAGGCCGCTGCTTCCATTCGTCCACGACCAGGCCGCGGCCTTCGGTCTTGACGCGATACTCGGCCGTCAGGTGTTCGGCGAAGAGGCGGTGTTCCTTTGGCACGCTGCCGAACAGCGAAAGACAGCCGCGGTCGCCCATCGACACCGTGAGCCGGGCATGAACGAACGATTTCCAGTAGTTCGTATCGAAGACCACATGGCGGACGGCTCGGCGGCCTTGCACGTTGGGGATTCGCCAGTTGTGCCCCATGCGGTCGCCCCGCTTGCGCTTGTACTCGGAGAACGGCACACTCGACGCACCCACGAACCGGCCGTGACTGGGCATCACGACCGCCGCGTGGGGGCTTTGCCGACAGAACTGGTAGACCACGTCGGTGGAGTTGCCCCAGTTTGCGTCGATCAGACAACGCTCGATTCGCATCATGGCCCCGTCCTCGCGTCGCCACTCCAGGCCGAGAAGGTCGGCAGTGAGGGTTTCCAGGCCGCGGTAGATCGAGCCTTCCAGGCCGGCGCCCGGGGCCTTCATGGCCAAGGTGAGCCGGGTGTCCCGGAGCGTGAAGTATTCGCGTCGTTGATCGGGCCAGGAACCGTAATCGACGACGTAGCCGGTAAAGTCTTCCGCCCAGGCCGCCACGACGTAGAAGAGCAGCTTCTGCTGCACGTCGACGAACATGGTCAGGTGGTTGCATCCGATGGGGATGACGCCTCGGTCGAGGCCGTTGGTCTTCGCCGCAATCTGGTCCGGTGTGAGCGATTCGTCATCGACGTCTTCCTCCAGGATCGGGTCGTTCTGGTACTCGGCCCAAAAGGCCGCCTCGTCCTGGAGTTTCAGGTTCATGGCGTGTTGGATCGCACTGAGTTCATCGTGGTTGTAGCGCTCGGGCCAGGCGACTACCGCGCCCTCGTCCATCGCCTCTTGATGCTGCCGGTAATATTCCGTGGCTTCGGCAATCCCCTCGCCCCGGCGCAGGCACTCGGCGCGAATTTCGGCATACTTGGTCCAGAGATTCTCGTTGGTCGGGAAGGTGTAGAGCATCTTCGTTCGCTCGCCGTTCCACTCCGGGTGCTTCTGGCGATCGAGGATGTTGTCGGCCATGTCGCCGGGCCGGATCACTGTGCAAGGCATGATTCCGGAGATCTTCTTGCCCGGTCCGGCCAGGCCCAACACCGCACCGGCGAGAATGCTTTCGCGGGTGGCGCACTGGGAAAGCGATCGGGCCGATTCGTCGGTCTGCGGATCGTCCAGCACCACGAGGCTGGGACGCACCGTGCGGCCATCGGCCCGCTTGTACTTCATGCCGCGGATGCGGCCTGTCAGTCCTGCCACCTTGATGATGGCCCCACTGGCCGCGCTGCCAGGGATGGTCGGCAAGACAATCTCCCGGGCCGTCCAGCCGATGTGCGTGCGCTGACCCTTGTAGAGCTGGCCGCTACAGCGGTTCGCAATCCCGTCGAGGCGCCGGATCGGAAAGACTACCT